GAGGACGACATGATAACCAAAGATATGCTCAGAAAGCTGGCTCCTTCTGCGAAGGAGGAGATCATAGCTCACCTAGCCGATAACTTGAATGATCAGCTGGCGAAGTACAACATCAACACCTATCTCAGGGTATGTCACTTCCTGGCTCAGGCGGCTCACGAGTCTGCCAGCTTCAGGACTCTCGAGGAGTACGCCACCGGAGCGGCCTACGAGGGCCGTAAGGACCTAGGCAATACTCAGCCAGGAGACGGTAGGCGCTACAAGGGTCGCGGCATCTTCCAGTTGACAGGCAGGGCCAACTACAGGACTTATGGTCAGAAGCTAGGTTACGACTTAGAGAACAACCCAGAACTGGCCAAGGATCCACTGGTCTCTATCAAGACCGCATGCGAGTACTGGAATTCTAGAGGACTATCCGCATTCGCTGATAATGACGACGTCATGACTGTCACTAAGAGGATCAACGGCGGCTTCAACGGCATCAACGATCGTAAGCAGTATCTTGTGAAGGCCAAAGCCATTATACCTAAAGACCTGAAATTGTCAACTTATGAATCATCGGAACTACCTCCTGCTCCAGTAGATCTCCTGATTCCACCTATAGTCGTGGCGAAGAGAGGCGACAAGTCTTCCTACGTCAAGGACCTGCAAGACATGCTCGTCAGGAAGGGTGCTGCCATCGTAGCTGATGGTGACTTCGGCGCTAAGACTGAGCAGGCGGTCAAGGACTTCCAGACGAAGAACAAATTACCGGCTACCGGTGCCATCGACACCGACACTCTCAATAGGATGATGATATAATGGAAGAGTCATGGGTCAAGCAGTACTGGAGGCCAGCGATCGCTTGGCAGTACTTAGTCGTGTGTATCTTTGACTTCATCATATTTCCTCTCTTCGATTTCTCACTAAGCTACTATCTGAAGACCGACAACAACTGGGATCCTATCACTCTCAAGTCGGGCGGGTTCTATCACTTAGCTATGGCGGCCATCATTGGCGTCTCTGCCTGGACCAGAGGTCAAGAGAAGATCACTAAAGTATTAGAAGGTGATAAATTTATACAAGAAAAGATAAAAACAACTCTAACACCGACGGATGATAAATGAAGACGTTCAAACAGTTTGTCGCAGAAGCAAGTCGTATCTTCCCCGACGTAGCACCAAAAGAGCAATTCGGTGATAAGACTAAGATGAAACTTCTTTCGAAAGGTATAGTCCCGCCTCAAGAGAATCCAAATAAGCCCGTAGATACTACCGGCGCAAATTCACCGTTTGCCGATCCTAAAGTCAAGTCGTATAAGGTATCACCAGACAAGCCTATGGTAGGATCAGATGATGCAGTTGGAAAACTATTAGCATCAAAAGGATATTCTAGAACAGGTGAAAAACCAAAAGTAATTCCTAAGAGAAATTTCCCAGACAAACCACCAGCACCACAAACGATGCAAGACAGACTCAATATGATGAGAATGGACAGTGATGTTTCTCACAAGAGATTCAGACAAAAAATGGATGCACCCTTTCAAAAATCAATTCCATCTACTGTTTCAAAATTGGAACCTAAAGTCGGATCTCGTGTAGCTCCGCAGTCTGGTTATCCGGCATCGAAGAAGCCTCAGCCCGCTCCAGCGAAAAATCAAAAGGCGTCTTCTGGTCGTTCATACGAGATAAAGTCTGGCGATAACCCGACGAAGATTGCAAAGTCACTCGGCACGACGCTCGATGACCTAGAAAAGAAAAATCCAGGGTTCTTGAAGAGAGCAAGAAGACTGAAACCTGGTGAAAAGATAAACTGGTAACACCGAAGCCGAAGGAAAAGTAGATGCTGACTTTCAAAGAATTTAGACAGCTCCAAGAAGAGACAGACTACGAGCTCGAAGAGGGTTGGAAAGACTACGTTCCTTCGATGAAGAGCGTATCCACGTTCGGTAGGAACTTCGCTGACAAGGCTTCTCTGGGTACTTATAAGTACGTCAGAGCCGGAGCCGACACCGTAATTAAGAAGGCCCTCGGTAGGAAGACTACCTACAATAGAGAGCTAGAACAAGAGAAGCAGAAGCTGGCCAAGGGTGAGAAAGACGAGCCCGGAGCTTCCGTGTTAGGAGACGTTGCTGGCTCTGGAGTCGCGCTCGTGGCGGCTCCAGAGGTGTTAGCGCCTATCAAAGCCGCCAAGGAGACTGGAGGCTTCGTGGCCTCGCTACTCCCGAGAATCAGAAGAGCTACAGGTTACTAAGGAGACAAGATGTTGATCACGCTACTATCACCATTTCTAGGTATACTGGGAAGCCTCCTGCCTGCTATAGTTCGAATCTTCGAGCGCAAGCAGGAACTCAAGTTCCAGGTAGATACTATCAAATTGCAGATGGAGGCTGCGGTACAGAATGCTCAAGTCCAGATCGCTATTGAAGACGCTAAGGCGGACGTTGAAGACGCAAAATCTGTTCGATCTTATGATAATAACGTTGACGGTGGAAAGTTTATTAACGCACTACGCGCTTCTATTCGCCCTGTTATAACCTACGTCTTCTTCTTCGCATTCATCGCCATCAAGATTGCAGTCGTAAGCGTCATGATCACGCAAGGAGCCTCGATGACCGAGATGCTCAAGGCCGTCTGGGATCAAGACACGATGTCTCTATTCGGCGCCGTCATGGGCTTCTGGTTCGGTTCTAGGATACTAGAGAAGACCGGCTACGGTGGCATGACTCATGGAAGAGTCGTCACTACAGTCTCTACTGCAGAAAAGAAAAAGTAACTCTCCTGACCTATAAATATAGGGAAGAACTGGAGAACATAGATGTCTACGCCAACCACCAAAGCCGAGTTCAAGGAGTACTGCCTGCGCAAGTTGGGCAAGCCCGTGATCGAGATCAACGTCGACGACGATCAGGTGGACGACCGCATCGACGAAGCGCTGAAGTACTACTGGGACTATCACTTCGATGGCTCCGAGAGGTTGTACTACAAGTACATGATCCAGGATGGCGACCGCAGGGACGCCATCAAGGAGATCACTATCGCCAATGGCGGTATTGGCTACTCTAACTCCGATACGATAGTCATCACTGCCAATACGAGTGATACGACTGGAACCGGTGCCACCGCCACTTTGACTACTAACAGCAGCGGCGGCATCGTATCCGTGACCATAGCGAATAACGGCGCTCTCTATACGCTGGACCCTAGAGTCACGATCACAACGGCTGGCGGCTCAGGTGCAGACCTTCGTGGCTACAAAGGTGGTTACATCAAGCTGCCTGAGAACGTCATGGGCGTGATCGGCATCTTCCCGATCGGCGACCCGTCTCTCTCGGTCAACGACATCTTCAACATCCGCTACCAGATAGCCCTGAACGATCTGTACACTCTGACCAGCGTGCAGTTGACCCCGTACTACATGGCGATGGAGCACTTAGCTCTCATTCAGCAGCTCCTAGTAGGTCAGCAACCGGTCAGGTTCAATCGTCACACCGACAAGATGTACATCGACACCGACTGGAGCAAGCTGCCTACCGGCAGGTTCATCCTCATCGAGTGCTACCGAGTCATCGATCCTGAAGAGTACAGGGACGCGTGGGGAGATCGATGGTTGTCGCGATACGCTACTTCACTCATCAAGAAGCAGTGGGGTGTCAATCTCAAGAAGTTCTCAGGTATGCAACTACCGGGCGGCATCACATTCAATGGGCAACAGATATACGACGAGGCAGCTGAAGAGATAGACAAGCTAGAGGCTGAGATGATCAGCAGCTACTCGCTCCCAGTACTCGACATGTACGGCTGAAATATATACTTTGCATATATAGCTATAGAGCAATTGTTCTATAGGAGTATAAAATGGAAAAGTACGGGTTCGTCTACATCTGGATGGATAAGAAGCACAAGAGATACTACATTGGATGTCATTGGGGTAGCATTGACGATGGGTATGTATGCAGTTCTCCTTGGATGAGACAAGCTTATAAACACAGACCTCAAGATTTCAAGAGAAGAATTTTGAAGTCAAGTATTCAAGATCGTAAAAGTACATATGAAGAAGAGCAACGTTGGCTAGATCTCATTAAACCAGAAGAAATAAAAGTCAGATATTACAATCTGCAGATAAAGAACAACGAAGTCTGGCACAAGTACGATGAGAAAGTAAAGACCATCTCAGAGAAGATCTCCATTCGTACCAAAGAAGCGATGGCCGATCCTGAGATTCGAAAGAAATGGGAAGAGGGTTATCACAGAGCTGATCGTAAGTTGTCTGACCCAGAAACAAGGCGTAAGCGCAGCGAGTCAATGAAGAAAGCAATGGCAAAGAAATTTCCAGTAGAGAATAGGTGGAAGCCGCTGACTCCAGAAGAGCGTACGAAGTATTATTCGGAAAAAGCAAAGAAGATGCACGCGGACAGAAAAGCTAAGATGAAGTCGGAGACCGTATAATGGGTACCGGTACGAACTTCTACTTCAATAACTTCCAGGCTAGTAACGAGCAGGGCGTAATCGAGGACTTGATCATCGAGTCGATCAAGATCTACGGTCAGGACATGCACTATCTTCCTCGTCGCTACGGCGGTCTCGATCAGGTGTACACTGAAGACGCCGCATCTTTCTATGACCGCGCTTATCCGA